TATACATTCTGCTTGATCATCGGACCAAACTTGGCAACTGCCATTAGTATATGCTCCGTGTGATAATTTAAATCTCCGCGTCTTCATTGGGCGCGGGTCTTGCCACCAGCTTCTTAACTTAGTTGGTCTTTCCATATTATAGGTAATTAAAGGCTCTATATCATTTTGTATAATAACATCTAAGTCAAAGAATATAAAACGACCTGTAGGTTTATCTTCAGCAAAGTTATGAGTATTGAATACCATTGTCTTAGGCCTATCCCAACACCTAGCCATACCATACTTAAAGTCGTCTTTTTGAAACCAATACTTAGGATGTATGTTAGGTATATCTGGAAAAGGAATAACTTTTACATCATCATCTAATCCTTCGGCATCATCTGTATAACAATAGAAATGGAAATCGTGTTTAGGATTACAATTTCTCTTGGCCATATTTTTCAATTTGTTCACAAAGTGAGGACCATATCTGGTGCCCCACTTAGAACATACTACATTTACTCTCATATCTCTTTGCCTTTATAATCTCCTGCTAGTGGAAAAATTTTAGTTATTACATCTGCAACTGCATGTGCAATATCCATGTGTTCTAACTGCGTACCATTAGCACCTCGAAGTTCAATGTAATGTATCCAGCTTCTTAGTGTTCCGTTAACATACATTCTACTCTTAGTATTGCCTTCAGGTAATACAACTCTTGCTTGTTCTTTTGCTATCCCATGTTCTAAAGCCCATGTATAAGCATATCTAGTTTGCCTAATAATATCCTTTTGTAATTCCTGCCACTTACTATCTAATTCATAGTCTTCAGTAGGAATACTATTTTGTCTATTTTTAGGGTCTTGCATTCTTGCTTCTCTTACTTCAAACTCTAAGTCCTTTGTAGGATCTGCATACCGCTGACTAAATTCTTGAAAGCTAAAACTCCTATGCCTTAAAATTTGTCTTGCAATGTCTCTTGTGGTGTCTATTTCTAAACATACACTAACCATTTCTAATGGCGACCAATGCTTGTGTTTCATTAGATACTTAATAAGTTTCTCACTTGTATCTTTATTTAACTGCCCATCTGGATTACTTACTCTAGCACAAAAGGCTACAAGTTCTGTAGCACTTGTGCTGTCTATAAGATAATTGCCATCTGCTTTACTGTAACTGATTAAGTTAACTTCCATATATTCCCTCGTTTCCGAATGTCCCTGCTCTGGTTCGAGCAATTATAAAGTCCGTTCCATATTGTTTACCTATATTAGCTAGTGCCGAGGTAATTTCAATACATTTATCTTCGAATGTTTCTATACGAACACGCACAATTAATGTTGCAAATTCAGTTTCCGCTATTAAAGGAACATAAATATCTGCATCGTCAAATGCACCTTCGATTACAACACCGTCTTTTCTTACTTTTAACATAAACCACCTTGTTCATTATGTATTATTGCTGGATTCAACTTTAATAAATTATTAAAGTAACCTTTAAAGAAGTCATTTGTAAAAATTTCTTCTAGAGTGTGTTCATTTATATTATTCTTATCCCAACTATACAATAACTCTGTCTTGTGTTCAGGAGAATTATATGCAGTAGTTAAGTTAAGAGCCACATGTTTACAGGGAAACACATTACCTTTAGAGTTTAGATAAAATGAATTATTAACTTTACCTTCACACTTAACATGTGGTGAAAACTTTATTGTTCTCTCTTTATATATGTCATCTTTTTTTCTTGTCTGTAGAGTCTCTAGTTCTATAAGTTTATAGTCTGGCATGTCTGGTTTTTCTTTTTTATCTATTACTATTTCTTCTTTAGATATTTGATTATCATATATAAAGCCATAAAAATTATATTGTTGTGAAATCTTTTTAGCTTTCTGAATATCAGAATCTAACTGATTCGTATGTACATAATTCCAAAACACTCTACACCCAGAGTCTATTAATGCCTTTGCATTTTGTAATATTCGTTTATCTGGATTGCCAGTATTAATATTAAATGTAATATTGCCTGCTTCTAAAAACATTAAGCCTAAGTTACTCCACCAAATAGGTTCATTAGATTTGCCATCTGTAGTTATATCACACCCACCAATACCCCATCTAGACATAAAGAAATGAGCTATATCAAATAGTTCAGGATTTAGTGTAGGGTCTTTATCTGTACCTTTAAAATGTATTCTTTTTAACTTAGATTTTTCTATAAAGTCTTTTGTAAATGTATCCTCTATCTGTTCTAAAGTTAGATAGTCATCTCCTGATATAGGATTTATTTCTACTCTTTCAGGTAAGTAAGGATAAAGATCTGTTTCTTTGTTATACATTCTATCTAATTGTTCTTCAGTAAAATCCTCATACCAAAAAGGCAATGCAACTATATTACCATCTGTTTTTTCTGGATAGGATGCTGTACTATCTTGTAGGAAAGGTATTGTACCTTCTTCTATCAAAAACTTCTCGCTAAATATATCATAGTTATATAATAAATCATCTTCGCTTTTGTCCCATTCTTTAAGTATGGCCTCCACTTTATCATTACGGTATACAAAATATCCTAGGTTACCATCCTCAAGCAAAATCTTCTTGTTTGATTTATAAATGTCTATGTCCTGTATGTTGTTAATAATACAATTAGGAGTTATAAACAATGTATGTCCGCCAGGTTTGGTATGTTGCATTATATCTATTTCCAACCAATCCTTCCCATACTTAGGCACATGAAAGGTTATACCATCTATATAGCCTTCTTTTTTTCGTGTAGTTTCTAAAATTTTATATTCATCATCATTAGTAAAGACATAGAAATCAAAAGGATCTACGCACAGTTTCTTAACCTGCGTATATAATGCGTTTATTTGTACTTGACTGTAATTATTGTCTAGCTGATTTGCTATAATCGTTACCATGCCATAATCTCAATAATGTCTCATCTTCTAATTCATCTATTTTTATTTGCTTATTATTAGACTTCAATACATCTACATTAAATAAACAAAATTTACATTCTTCTCTATATTTATGTGTCTCCAAATCCTCTGGAAATTGCATTCCTCTATTGTAAGAGTAAATCCATTCAAAAGGCATATTGTGCCAGAACTCTCTTTGACGCCAGTAATGATAGTTATCTGTTCCTTTCCAGAATGTTTTAAATATCATTTGATCTTCTTGTAATGCCTCCCAAAAGATATGTTCACATTGATCTCTATTCCAACACATTACACTAGAGTTAAAAAATGTTCCTCGAATATCAATAAACTTCCTATCATGTTTGTGTTTAGGATTTTGCCACCTAGAATGTATAATCCTAGGCTTCAAGGCCAGTTCATATATATCTGATATATCACTTTGTATAATAACATCTAAGTCTAAGTAACACCATTTATCGTCGAACCCTAAGAAGTTATGAGAATTAAATACTAAAAACTTAGCCCTATCCCAACAATAGTTTTCTTTACCAAACCAATACTTAGGATGTAATGGTTCTATATCAGGTATATCTCTAGCATCACATTTTAATCCTGTATCATCATCTGTATAACAGGTAAATGTAAAGTCATTGTGATAGTGTTCCTGTACCATACGATACAGATTGTTTACATACTCAGGAGAGTATTTAGTCCCCCACTTGATGCATACAAAGTTCATCATATTCTTTCTCAATCTCCGGGTGTCTGTCTAAGCCGTTTAATAAACATATAGGATACTCTGGTCTATACTTTCTTCCTGAATAAAGATAAGAGTATACCTCATTATGTGGCAAGTGTTCAAATGTAAATCCTTCATGGTAAAGATAAGTATCATCACCATATGGATATTGTACATCATATGTTTCAGGATATTTATTATAGTGATTCCATATATGCGTGGCATCTTTCCATAACATTACACTAGAATTATAATTACTTAATGGAAATCCTGGCTGATGAGGGAAATCATGTATATTTAATTGTTTATCTCCCTTATCTTTCCACCAAGTATATACTATAACAGGATTATCAACACAATAATCAAACAAATGATCTATGTTCTTTTGTATTCTTATGTCTAAATCTAAATATAATATAGTACCCATATCCTTTAACTGGAATAGTTTTATTTTTTCCATATTGTCGTTGGGTTCATGTTCCATATAAATAATCCCGATATCAGGATGTAACCCTTTAGGGTCATCCGTAACGCAAACATAATCATATTTGCCTTCGGTATGTTCGTATATAGAATTAACAGCATCAGAGCTGTATTTCTCACCATATTTTAATGTTAAAATAGTTTTCATTGTAATCACTTTTATTTATAAATAAGACTATACACGATATTTTAGAGATAGAGATTAATGGCAACCGTTTCAAATGTAGTAATAGATCAAGGTACGACGTTCAGTTTGGAGTTAAATCTCACAAACGACGACACTACTGCTAAAGATTTAACGAATTATACAGTAACTTCACAGATGAGAAAATCTTATGAAGCTACAACTGCTACAAGTTTTACTACTGCCAAGGTTAATGCTACAGGTAAAATAACAATATCTTTAACAGCAGCAGAAACAGCAGCTGTTAAAGCAGGAAGATATGTTTACGATATTGAGATAGCCTCAAGTTCGGAGACATTAAGAGTTTTAGAAGGAATAGTAACAGTAACACCAAATGTTACAAGAGCATAAGGAGATTTAGATGGCAGTTAATGTTAACGCTACACAAAATCCAGTATCGGTATCCGTATCGACTGGTAGTACTAGAGTCGTAACAACTACCACAACTCAAAGCCAGGTTGCAACTTCAACTAACATTGACAATTTGTCTGGTATTGATACCAGTGCAAAACAAAATGGGTATACTCTAGTTTATGATGGGAGTAGCGGTAATTTCATAGCAGCACCAGCATCGTCTGTTGCAGCTTCTATTACAGCTATTGACGGTGGCACTTTTTAAGATGGTATAAAGCTTTATATTATAATATTTAAAAGACATTTAACTAGGAGAAAATAAATGGCAACAACAATTCAAATTAAAAGAAGTACAGGCGCAGCAGCTCCCGCTACTTCGGATTTAGTTGAAGGCGAATTGGCGTATGCTGAGGATAGATCCAACTCAGGAGCATCTGCTAAGTTATACATTTCATCTATTGATTCAGGTGGTAACGAGGTTATTCAAGAATTAGGTGGTAAGTACTACACCGATCTTATTGACAACGCTACAAATTCAGCTACGGCTAGCACCCTTGTAAAGAGAGATGGAAGTGGACACTTTAACGGCGCAACTATTACAGGTTCAACACTTACTGATGGCACGGCAAGTATAAATTCAGGTGCTATTACAGGAGCAACAAGTATAACAGCTTCTGGTACAGTACAGTTTGGATCTATATCAGATGGTACTATTACAGCAACTGCATTTGTAGACGAAGACAATATGGCTTCCGACAGTGCAACGCTTATTCCAACTCAACAATCTGTGAAAGCCTATGTAGACGCACAAGTAACAGCAAGTGATTTAGATGCAGCTGGTGATTCTGGAACAATAGATATAGATCTAGATTCAGAAACATTTACAGTAGCAGGTGGTACAGGTATTACAACTGCAGCATCCGGCACAACAATTACAGCGACACTAGATAATACAGCAGTTACAGCAGGATCATATGGTTCTACTACAGCTGTTCCAATATTAACTATTGACGCACAAGGTCGTATTACAGCAGCTTCAACAGGTTCGATTGCTACTTCGTTTAATATTGCAGCAGACTCAGGTTCAGACGATACTGTGGCTGGTGGCGAAACATTAACTTTCGAAGGAACAGCGAACGAAATAGAAACAACAGTTTCCAATAACAAAATAGCAATAGGCTTACCTACAAATGTAACAATTTCAGGTAACCTTACAGTTAGCGGTACAACTACAACTGTAGATTCCACAACATTATCCGTAGCAGATCCATTGATCTCACTAGCAACAGGCAATAACTCGTCTGACGCAGTGGACATTGGTATATATGGTTTGTATGACACTTCAGGTTCAACTGATTTATATGGCGGTTTATTCAGAGACGCTAATGACTCAGGTAAATGGAAGTTATTTAAAGACAACCAAGCAGCACCTACTACAACTGTAAACACAGGCGGAACAGGTTACGCAGTAGCTACATTAGTAGCAAACATTGAATCATCTAGCGCTACAATTACAGGCGGTACTATTACAGGCATCACAGACTTAGTAGTAGCAGATGGTGGTACGGGCGCAGGTACATTTACTTCTAAAGGTATCCTTTATGGTAATGGTACAGGAGCTTTACAAGTAACAGCAGCAGGTACTGAAGGACAAATTCTTCAAGCTGGCTCAGGCGGTACTCCAGAATTCGGTGGAATAGACGGCGGAACTTATTAATATTAGATAGGATTTTGAAATGGACGAACAATTAATTAATGAATATATTAACAACTTGGCTAATCAAGTAAATAACTTGACCCAAGAGAACATACTACTTAAAACTAGACTTAGTCTTTTAGAGAAAAGGGAACAAGAGAGGTTGACAGCAGAAGAGAAGAAGGAAGTTCCAACACAACCGGCACCAAAGAGTGAATACTCTACACCGCCGGAGGAACAACCTAAGCCACAGGTGGAACAAATAGTTCCTAAAGAACCTGATTTTGTTAAAGGGCCTAAACCAAAAGGATATAATCCTAAGGTGGATGGACCAAGACCTCTTATCCCTAATCCTAAAATAGCAGAGGAATAATCAAATGGCAACAGTAATAAAAATAAAGAGATCGGAAACAGCAAGTGATGCACCTACTACCAGTGATTTAGTTGCAGGTGAGGTAGCATTAAATACAGCAGATCAAGTTCTGTATGTAAGAGATTCTGGAGGTTCGATTGTTAAAGTTTCTAACTTTTCAGAAGTAGACCAATCTTTAGTTTTTCCTACTGGCGACTATGGAAGTGTGGCATCAGCGCTAGCAACAGACGCATTTGGCCAAACTATAGACAAAGTATTTGATTGTAATTCAAGTGTTAAGTATAGAGTAAGTGAAGTAGATCTCGGGTCGGATTCAGCAGTATAACAAGGAGACTATAGATGACAGTTACAGTACAGTTTAGGAGAGGGACAACAGCACAGAACAATGCGTTCACTGGCTCGATTGGCGAACTTTCTGTAAACACTACAACAAATACTATTAGGGTCCATGATGGGAGTACAGCAGGCGGGCATGAGCTTATGAAGGCTGATGCCACAAATATTGATGGGAATGTACCCATAGGTAACATTTCAGGAACAATATCAGCTAGCGCATTGGATGATGGGTCTAGCATAGACGGCGGAACATATTAATTAGGAGACAAAAATGCCAACACAAGTACAATTTAGGAGAGGGACGACTACACAGAACGAATCCTTTACTGGTGCGGTAGGTGAACTTTCCGTAGATACTACGCTAGATACAGTTCGAGTACATGATGGTTCAACGGCAGGCGGTATAAGGCTAGCAAAATATTCTGAGATACAATCAGGGGATATTACAGCAGTCGTAGCAGGCACAGGACTATCAGGAGGAGCTACTAGCGGAAGTGCTACAGTAAACTTATCACACTTAGGCTTAGAAAGCCTTTCAGACCCAAATGATGATCAGATAATATTTTGGGATGACTCAGCAGGAGCAACTGCATTTTTAGATTTAGGCACAGGTTTGTCTATATCAGGAACAACAATTTCTGTAGGAACACTTAACCAAGATACTACAGGAAACGCAGCTACGGCAACAGCATTAGAAACAGCTAGGACTATAGGTGGTACATCATTTGATGGTACTGCAAATATAGCAGTTGCATTAGCAGCAACAGCTACAACATTAGCAACAGCAAGAACAATAAACGGTGTAAGTTTTGATGGTAGTGCAAATGTAACTACATTAACAGCAGGCACAGGTGTTTCAGTTTCAGGCACAGCAGTTTCAATAGGACAAGCAGTAGCAACATCAGATGATGTTACATTTGCAGATGTAGCAGCAACAGGTAATGTTACTATT